GGTGTACAACATGCTCTTCTGGGCTGTGGACCAGCGGCCCGGGCTCTGCATGTTCGTCTATCCCGACGCCGACAGTGCCAGCGACCAGAACGAGCTCCGCTTCGTCCCCACCATGGAGGCCACGCCCAAGATCAAGGCTCACATGTCGGGCCGGAAGTACGACGTGAAGAGCAAGTCGATCAAGCTCGACACGATGACGATCCTGTTCCGCGGGTCGTTCTCCGAGCACAAGCTCGAGACCTTCCCGGCCCCGATCGTGATCGTCGACGAGCTCGACCGCTGCCCGCCCAGGACGGCCCACCTGGCGAAGCAGCGTGGCAAGACGTTCCTCGACGCCAAGACGGTCATGGTGGGCAAGCCCGGCCTGGCCGGCCAGGGCATCGACGGGCAATACACGATCAGCGACCAGCGGCGCTGGCACGTCCCGTGCCCGCACTGCCTCGAGTACCACGTCCGCACATTCGCGATGGTGCGGTGGCGAGGCCTTGACCGCGATGGCGTGATCTCCGATGCGTCGCGCGACGTCGCGTGCGAGCCCGAGCAGGCCGAGCGTACCGCCTGGCTCGAGTGTCCGCACTGTCGCGGTCGATGCGGACCGGAGCACCATCGGCTGCAGCTCCGGCTCGGCCGCTGGGCCGCGCGGGGCCAGGGCGTCTCGCCGGCTCGGCGGCTCGACGGTCCCGACGGATCGCACGAGTATCTCGCCGGCACCGTTGTGGGCGAGGCGCCCGCGACGTCGGCCCGCGGGTACCACATCAGCGGGCTCGATTCCGGCCTGCGGCACAACCCCTACGGCGAGGCCGCGCGGGAGTACGTCGCACGGCGGGGCCGCATCGATCCCGACTTCCTGGCCGACCAGTTGGGCGAGGCCTACCGCCCCAGCGGTGACCGCGTCGAGGTCTCGGATCTCCGCGCCACGATCCAGACGGTCGAGCAGGGCGGCTATCGCCTGGGCCAGGTGCCCGCGGGTGTGCTGGCCATCATGGCGGGCGTGGACATCCAGGCGAGCGGCGTGGCGTACGTCGAGGTCCGGGGATTCGGCGAACGCGGCCGTGACCGCTGGCTGCTCTGGCACGAACGCGTGCCCGCGCCGGAGCACCTCGGGCTCGGCTCGCTCGATGATCTGCTCTATCGCCGAGAGTGGACCAGGGCAGACGGCCGCAAGCTCCGGATCTTCGCCAGGTTCATCGACTCGGGCGATCGCACGACCGAGGTGAACGACTACTGCCGCACGCGGCACACGAAGGGGCACTGCTTCGCGGTCAAGGGCGTGGGCTCGGGTCGCACGCAGATGGACCAGCCCTATCGATGGCGGCGGATCGATCTCTACCCGGGCTCGACCAAGCCGATCCCGGGCGGCGTTCGCCTGCTCCGACTCGACAGCCACACCTGGAAGTCCGAGACGCTCCGGCGGCTCCGCGTCACGCGCGAGGAGCCCGATGCACGCGACGCCGAGGCCGAACTGGTCACGGGCGGCGATGCGGTGTCGGACCTGGGGCAGTGGCACTTCCCGATCGACGTCACGGACGAGTACCTCAGGCAGCTGACCGCGGAGCAGTGCGTCTCGAGCCGGCGTGGCGATCGCACGGAGTACCAGTGGGTTATCCGACCGGGCCGCTCGGAGAATCACTACTTCGACTGTGCGCACTACCTCGAAGTCGGGGCCCACGCGCTGGGCATCCGCGCCCTGGTCGCACCAGAGGCGCCCGCGGCCGCCGCGAACGCACCCGTGGCGGCCCAGGAGCCCGCCGCGGAAGAAAAATCGAGATCGTCACCAATGCTGCAAAGAGCCAAGGAATCAGGGCTTAGGCACCGATCGCGATAGGGGGTGTCCCAGAATCTGGGACAGTCGTGGGCATGTCCAGAGGGGCAGATCTTTCGAGACCGGCCCCACGAGGACTTCTAATGAGCCGCAAACCGCGTCAACCCGAGAAGAAGGAGGCCGACGATGGCACGAGTGAGAACCCGTCCGCGAACCCAGCCGAGACGCTGAACCCCTCAGGCGATGCGCCGAACCCCTCAGGCGATGCGCCCGCCGACGAACCCGGCACAGAGCCCGCGGTGGACGACATCCCGAACATCGCGGACTCGACCGAGCCTGAAGCCGAGCAGCCGAAGGCCGAAGAGCCCAAGGCCGAGGAGCCCAAGGCGAACGAGCCCGAGCCCGAGCCGCCGGCCCCGGCCCCGTCCGATGCGCCCGCCGACGAGCCCGGCACCGAGCCGGCCGCACCGCTGGCCGTCGTGTCGGAAGCGCCGGTCGACTGGGCCAAGGAGGTCGAGCGGATCGCGGACGAGTACCAGGTCGCGGTCGAGGAGCGCAAGCAGGTCTCGCGTGAACTGGACCAGAAGGTCTCGCTGCTCCGAACCCGGCTCAACCAGGCTCAGCGTCGCCGTGCCGCGGCGGGGCAGTGACCCGTGGCGGCCTGGCTCTACAGCGCATTCGAGGCCGAGTCATCCGCCTCGGCGCGGCTCACGATGCTGCGTCAGCACATCGGCGAGGTGCAGTCCGCGATCGGCCCGGCGGTGTCGAGCGACGGGAAGTCGAAGCACACCGCCGACCTGGTCAACTACCTCACGCAACTCCGCTCGCGACTGACCGAGCTCGAGAACGGACCGCAGGCCCGGAGCGCCGGCGGCCGTTCACTCTAC